CTGACAACACTGCTACAAGAGGCATAAGCACGGTCATTAATAACGATTCTGCTGGTAAAAACTATTTTATAGGTCAGTTCTCAGGCTCTACTGGTTTTGTTGGCAAAGCAAAGTTCAACTTTGATGAAAATAGCGAGTTTTATATTCGTAAAGTATTCAACACAAACCCAATATTAACAAACGCAACAGTTACATCTACAACTACAAAGTATTTCTTAGGTGAAACATTCGAGGAGAATGTAAGAAATGTAATCACTTCATCTACCAACTATGGTGTAGTATTAAAGCTTGCCAACTCTACACAAGATTATGGTGATCATATGTCACCAAGTGTTAAATCTCAAACTGGTTGGATATTTTCACAAGATTTAAGCACAAATAATACTGCTTATGATCCAGCCAATATGCAGAAGCTATTCTATTTCCAAGATTTAGGTTCTGGCGAATCTAATCAAAGACAGTTTAAGATTTCTATTCAAGATATCAAGCCATCAAGCAACTCTACAATACCATATGGTACTTTCTCAGTTGTTGTAAGACAAGCCTCTGATAACGATGCAGCACCAAAGGTTGTAGAAATATTTACAAACTGTGATCTGAATCCATTCTCAGAGAACTATGTTGCTAAAAAGATTGGCGATCAGTTCATGCAGTGGTCTGATTCAACCAACTCCTATACGCTGATTGGTAACTATCCCAACAAATCCAAGTTTATAAGAGTTGTTATGAACAGTGATGTTGATGCAGGTTCGGTCAATCCAGCTTACTTACCATTTGGTTGCTATTTACCACCAAGACCAGCAAACTTTACCATTACAAGTGGTTTGGTAAGCCCAGCAACAAATGTTGCTACATCTTCTGTAACAATAGCTACCGGCTCTGGTGCATTAACTGCCGCTATCACTTATCCAAAGTTTATATTAAGAAATGATACACTAACTGGTTCTTTGAGTTCCCCCTCTAATGCATATTGGGGTCCAACTTATAACAAGAAATCAAATCTAATATATGCTGATAAGAGCTATATTGATCTAATACGCTTTTTATCAACAACTGTCACTGCTTCAACGCAAGATACTTTCACATTAGATGATATATCAGGCTCATCTTTAACCGCTTCTTCATTTACTTATTCGAGTGGTTCAAGAGTAGCGGGCACTTCATTGACAGTAACCAATACTTATACTGGTTCTTTAAATGCTGGTATAAACAGATTTAATGTTCCTTTGTATGGTGGTTTTGATGGTTTTAATGTTGCTGAATCAGATCCATTTAGAAACACTGGTATGACCAATGCCACCGCAAACAATAACTACGCTTTCTATTCTGTAATCAAAGCCCTAAACTCCGTATCCGATCCAGAAAGAGTAGAAATGAATCTATTAACTATCCCAGGCGTTACCAATACTTCGGTCACTGATCAAATGATTTCATTAGCAGAAGCTCGCGGTGATACATTGGCTATACTAGACTTACCAAGTGTTTATACTCCACGCCACGAAGGTACAACTTACGGTCTAGGCGGAGGATCATCTACGGGTAATGGCACAAGCAACCTTGATAATGTTGTTAGCACTCTAAAAAGCAGAGGCATTAACTCAAGTTATGCTTGCACATATTATCCTTGGGTAAGAGTAAGAGACACTATCAATAATGCTACCTTGTGGGCACCACCTTCAGTAGCTGTGTTGGGTGTGTTTTCAACCACCGATAAGAAAGCCGAACCTTGGTTTGCTCCTGCTGGCTTTACAAGAGGCGGTCTATCAGAAGGCGCTGCTGGTATTCCAGTAGTTCAAGTATCCGAGCAACTTACCTCCAAGCAGAGAGATAAGCTATATGAGGCTAATATTAACCCCATCGCTCAGTTCCCAGCAGAAGGCATCGTAGTATTTGGTCAGAAGACTCTACAAGTTACACGTTCTGCTTTGGATAGAATCAACGTCAGAAGATTAATGATCTTCTTAAAGAAAGAAGTTTCAAGAATCGCTGCTAGATTACTATTCAGCCCTAACGTAGAAGTAACTTGGAATACCTTCTTAGGTCAAGTGAACCCTCTAATGGCTAGTGTCAAGACTAGATTTGGCTTGGATGATTACAAGGTAATCCTTGATAAGACCACAACCACTCCAGATCTAATCGATCAAAACATTATGTATGCCAAGATCTTCTTGAAGCCCACTAAGGCTATTGAGTTTATCGCAATCGATTTCGTAATCACCAACTCAGGTGCATCATTCCAAGATTAATAGGAGATTAGTATAATGCCAGCAGCTTCATTTTGGTCAGACCCTAGACTAGATCCAAAGCGTCAATATAGATTTGTTGTCTATATTAATAACTTTGACCCATTTATTGCAAAGACGGTTAAGAAACCTAGCTTTACAGTAGGTGTTTCAAGACACCAATATTTAAATCATGAGTTTAAGTATCCTACTACCGTAAAGTGGAATGATATTACGATGACCTTTGCAGACCCTGCAAACCCAGACGTAACAAAATCATTTGTTGGTCTATTGCAGCAATCTGGTTACAGTTATCCAGTAGATCCAAACAACAAGGCTACCGTTTCACGCGATAAGTCAACTACTGCTTTAGGTCAAATAAGAATCCATCAAATCGATGCAGAGGGTAATCCTGTAGAAGAATGGGTATTACACAATGCTTTCGTAACAGCGGTAGAGTTTGGTCAACTTTCATACGCCAGCGAAGATATGGTTGAGATCAGTGCAACAATAGTATATGATTGGGCGCAGATTACACCAGGAGTTGGCGGTTCAACTTATATTCCTTTGAACCAATAATAAACAAATAAGAGGTTTTTATGCGAAATGAAGATAGACTACGGGCTGCGAATGTAGCAGAAGTAGCAGCCCTTGTCAATAATAGTGAACCTAAAGTCAATAATCCAGTAGAAATATCAACTCCAACACAACTAGTCGATTTACCATCCAAAGGGTTGTTCTATCCAAAAGATCACCCCTGGTATGGCAAAGGGAGTGTTGAGATTCGTTTTATGACCGCGAAGGATGAAGATATTCTTGTAAACAAGAGCTATATTCAAAAGGGTGTTGTATTGGATAAACTATTGTCTAGTGTTTTATTAGACAAAAGAGTTAATATAGATAGCGTTTTATTATGTGATAAAAGTGCCTTGGTCGTAGCAGCTAGAATATCAGGTTATGGTTCTGAATATCCTGTTGATATAAACTGCCCATCTTGCTCTAAATCTTCTAAGTATACTTTTGATCTAGAACTATTTTCTAATGAGTTTCCAGATGATGAAAAACTACAAAGTTGTGAGGTAGTTTTAACTGAAAATGGGACTTTTATATTGGAACTTCCAAAGACTAAATCCTCGGTTGAGTTTAAGCTAATCAATGGTTATGATGAAAAAAGATTATCTCAGTTAGCTGAAACTAAGAAGAAACAAAACCTTCCTGATTCTACCTTGACAGACCAGATGAAGCAATATATTGTGTCAATAAATGATGAAGCAGATAAGAGTGCTATTAATAAGTTTATTGATTCAATGCCAGCATTTGATGCAAAGTTTTTACGTCGTATGTATAATACCGTTTCGCCTTCTGTAAATAACAAACAAGATTTTGTTTGCCCAAGTTGTGGGGAATCTCAAGAGGTAGAGGTGCCTCTAACCACAACCTTTTTTTGGCCTGAATGATAAATACATTCAATCTGTTTATGAGCAAATATTTCAGATGAAATATTATGGTGGTTGGAGCTTCTTTGAGTGCTATAACCTTCCAGTTACTATTAGAAACTGGTATTATAATCGTCTTGTAGAACAGAAAAATAAAGAAAACGAAGCACAAGAGAAAGCAGCAGCTCAAAATTCCCGATAATAACTATTTATCTTTGACGTTTAAGGAATAATAGTTATGGCGACCCCAAATGCACCTATAATACCACAAGAGCAGTTAGATAACTATGTAAAAGCCATGAAAGCTGCTGAGGAATCTTTAGAAAAGCAGCTAAAAACTATTTCTAGTTTTTCTACAGAATATAAAAAAGTAGAAATATCATTAAAAGC